AAGCTGCTTATGGAGGTGGACAGCCTGTTATTGGTGGCGGCATGGAGCCTGAAGCTTTAAAGGCTTCTATGTTAGATCAGGTTAAGGGTCGTGTATCTACAGTTGAGGGTACCTCTGATGAGGGCGGGTATGACCGTCTTCTTGGCGGTCAAGAGACTAACTTTGACGTTAAGCCTACACAGATGACTGTTCAGGAGATTTTAAATTTTCAAAACGAACGTGGCGATGGTACTTATGCTGGTTATTCTCAGGGTGTTAACGAGAAACGAGGTTTCTTCCGCGATGACGGTAGCCCTAGAATATCGACTCCTGTTGGCAAATACCAAGTTGTTGGTAGCAATCTTCAGCAGATGGTTAATGATGGCATTATTGATCCGAATGCGTTGTTTAACGAGGATACTCAGGAAAAAATTGGCAGTTATTTAATTAACGACAAGCGCAGTTTTGATGATTATTTAGATGGCAATATAACTCTTGCCGAGTTTGAAAAGGGCCTTGGCAATGAGTTTGAGGGCATTGCGATTGAGGGTCTTTACGGAGATGACCAGCCTACTACTGCTGTTGCTTCATTAGCGCCTGATATTTCTTTGCGTCCAGCATCAAGACAATTAGCGAGTGCTGAAACTACTGGTGAAACTACTGGTGAAACTTCTGGTGAAATATTAGCTCGTTTAGCGGCACAGAGGGAATCTGACAGAGATACTTCAAGTGATGTTCAGGTAGCTGCTATGGATTCAAGGGGTCCTCTTTCTGATACAATCACCAGCAATTTAAATCTGGACGAGATTGATTCCAACATTATTAATGCTTCTGTCACTGGTGGAGATGATTTACCTTTGGGTCCTTTTTCTTCTAGGGAAAGTATGGATGATTATTTCGGAGTGGGAGAAGAAAGTCTTTCTGGTTTAGATGTTCTTGATTCTGAAATAGCTAAAGATTCAGGTCGAACTATTGAAGATGACAGAGAGTATTTACTTTCCCCATCTCAAGATTCAGCCCTTGATTATTACACCACTGGCGCTGGTGCTACGGGTTCTGGCGTTAATCCGTTTGATTCTTATACAACAGAACAAGCTAAAGATTTTAGAGAATCCCCCGGAAATATAGACATGAGTGGGTTGGACAGTTTTTCAGATGATTTAGCAGATACTAAAGCTAAGACTTCTACAAGTTCTTCTGGAAGTGAGGAAAGTGGGTTAGATGCTCTTGCTGAAGAAATAGTTCAAGATAAAAATAAAGACCAAGGTACCAAGTACCGATCTGCGCCTAATGCTGCTGAAACTGCACAACTTACGGAAGTTGTGAAGCGTTTAGGCTCTGAGCCTATGACTAAAGAGTATCAAGATGGCATCGTGGCTGAGATGAAAAAGAATGGGGCTACTGCAACAGAGATTGCTGACTACCGTAAGTACAGCCCCGTAGGTTCTGACATTAATCCATTCTACGATACGTTTACTGAAACTCTTAATGACAAGACCCGTACTATAACTGGCAAGGACGGCACGAAAGTTACCTTAGATGGTAAGGAATATAGCTTTATGGATAAGGCTGCGGCGGCTTTGCGCAACATTCTTAACTTTGGCATTAGTTCTTTAACATATGGCCTTGTTGACCCTGCTGAGATGGATAGGACTAAAGCTGAAAAGTATATGGAAGCTTTGCAGGAAACAGGGACTTACGCCTACGGTAGTGAGGATGATCTTGATATTAGCCCCGGCGCTGAAGGCGATGCTAATTTTGAGAAGCTGGAAGAGCTTACTGGCAACTATAACTACACAGGGACAGAGAACCCTGACGGAACGATGTCTTACTCAGGAACTGGTGTAGGCGCTGGGTCTACCTTACAGGGAGTTTTTGATGCAGAAGGCAATGTTGTAGAGGGTTTCAACGAATACAGGAATACTCCAGACGGTGCTGTTGCGGTTTCAAAAGAAGTCGTTCGAGAAAAAGATAAAGATGAATTTAACATCTGCGAAGAGGGTTTTGAGTTTGATCCGAAGGAAGGCATTTGTATGCCTATTGCTTCATCAGGAGGTGAAGATACGCAGCCAATACTTAAACCTCGCCCGGTAAGACCAGACACTCCAACACCTCCAATTGACAATATGCCAATTAAGCCAGAGGTTGAGGGCGTAAAAGTCCGTAAGGTCAAGCAGTTTGCGCAAGGTGGTTCGGTTACTCCAAACATTGATAACTTTCTTGCGAATCTAGGCTCTTAGGGAGACAAAAGAAACAATGAAAGACATTGATGATTTTTCAAAGTTTCTAACTGACGAGGAGTTAGCCAAGGTTGCTCCTATGCTTGAGCGTTTGTCTACGTTGGACAAGAGGACTGAGAAGCAAGAAAACTACATGAGTTTTGTAAAGCATGTTTGGCCTCAGTTTATTGAGGGCAGGCACCACAAGATTTATGCTGAGAAGCTACAAGCGGTTGCTGATGGCAAGTTAAAGCGTTTGATTATTAACATGCCGCCTCGTCATACTAAATCTGAGTTTGCGAGTTATTTGTTTCCGACTTGGCTTATGGGCAGGCGTCCTGATTTAAAGATCATTCAAGCGACACACACGGCTGAGTTGGCTGTTGGTTTTGGTCGTAAGATCAAGAATTTAATTGAGAGCGAAGATTTCAAGGATGTATTTCCTGAAGTTAGCTTGGCTGGTGACGCGAAGGCGAGTGGCCGTTGGAGTACGAACAAGGGCGGTGAGTATTACGCTGTTGGTGTTGGCGGTGCTTTGGCTGGCCGTGGTGCGGATCTAGCGATTATTGATGACCCTGTTTCTGAGCAGGATGCGTTAAGCTCCACTGCTTTAGATAACATATATGAGTGGTACACTTCTGGCCCACGACAGCGTTTACAGCCCGGTGGTGCTATTATCATTGTTATGACGCGCTGGAGTATTCGTGACCTAACTGCGAAGGTTTTATCTAAGCAGAGTGAGAAGGGCGCTGACAAGTGGGAGATTGTTGAGTTTCCTGCGATTATGCCTTCTGGCGAGCCTTTGTGGCCTGAGTATTGGGGCTTAGAGGAATTAGAGGGTGTTAAGGCTTCTATCCCTGTTGGCAAGTGGAATGCGCAGTATATGCAGAACCCCACGGCTGAAGAGGGTGCGATTATTAAGCGTGAGTGGTGGAACATATGGGAGAAGGAAGATCCTCCCCCTTGTAGTTATATCATTCAGAGTTACGACACTGCGTTTAGCAAGAGTGATAGGGCTGACTACAGTGCTATTACGACTTGGGGCATATTCCACAATGAAGAGACGCAAGAGGAGCATATTGTTCTTTTGGACGCTGAGAGAGGACGCTGGGAGTTCCCAGAGTTAAAGGAGCAGGCTTTAGAGTCTTACAAGTTATATGAGCCTGACATGGTTTTAGTTGAGCAGAAGGCGAGTGGTATGCCGTTGACTCAGGAGCTTCGCAGGATGGGTATTCCTGTAACACCATTTACTCCGAGCCGTGGTGCTGATAAGTTTACTCGTATGCACGCTTGCGCTCCTGTGTTTGAAAGCGGCATGGTTTGGTGTCCAGAGACTAATTTCTCTGATTTAGTTATGGAAGAATGTGCATCATTTCCGAATGGTGAACATGATGACTTGGCTGATTCGATGACACAGGCTATACTACGATTTAGGCAAGGTGGTTTCATTACCACTCCAAGTGACTATGATGAAGATGAAGATGCAGCATTTTTCCGTGAAAAACGGGAATACTATTAGGAGATTATTATGGCGAAAAAAAGTAGAAACAGTATTTTAGATAGATTGTCTGATTTAGACAAAAAAATGTTTAGCCCCAAAACCAGCGCTAAAGAAATGAAACTTCTTGAAATAAGAGAAAAAAATCTTCTTGAAATGTTAGAAGAAGGTATGGATGAGTTTAACAAAGGTGGTGCGGTTCGAGCGATGAAAAATGGCGGTGCTGTTATGAAAGGTCGCGGACCAAAATTTAAAGGGCAATCATAGGAGATTATTATGGCCGAAGAAATTGGAAGAGTAGATAAAAAATCAATTATGAGGGCCTTGCAAGAAGCGATGGGTGGCTCTACTCGCCCACGCTCCCGTCCACCGGGTTTTGGTAGTTCTGGAAGGTCCATTTCAGATGCTGATAGAAAAAGAATTGGTAGCATACCATCTGTAGGTAAAGGTGTTGGTGGTGACATGGACCTCTCTCCTGAAGAAGAAAAAGCTCTTGAAATGATTCTTCGTATGCGAGAAATGAAAAACAAAGACGCTGAAAGCAAAGCCTTCCCACCAGCATCTATGATGAAAAGTGGTGGCGCTGTAACCAAAAAAACTAAGAAACCCAAGATGGGTGTTGTCATGAAAGGTCGTGGCGGCTCATATAAAGGAATGAAATAATGTCTAAGAAATTAAAGCCTGTCCCATCTGGCAACAAGGGCCTTCCTAAGTTGCCAAAAGATGTTCGTAATGAAATGGGATTTTTCAATGAAGGTGGTAGCGTTGAAGTTAATGGCGTTATGCAAGAGCATTACGCGAAGTCTCAGACAGCTTCTACTGAAGGCGCAACGAGTGCTGGTAACGCTCGTGGTGGTGGTGCAGCACTTCGCGGAACTAGATTTTCTGGGGTGAAGTGATGCCTAAAGTAACCATAGACATTCATCTACCTTATGATGACATGCCAGAATATGACATGCCAGAAGATGAGGTTTTAATCGTTGAAGACGTTGTTGACGAAGATGAGCCTGAAGAAATTTCTATTACTTGCCCTACTTGTGGACAGGTAATTTCTGAAGATGTTGAAGAATATTAAGTTGTTGTGCTATACGAACACTACAACAGGAGGTTTAGATGGCGATTGAACAAGGGCTAGGTGCTGGTGGTCTTCCTGATGAGCCTATGGTTGAAGACAACAGTCGTATAATAGAATTACCTGAACTTCTTGCTCAAGCTCCCGGTATTACTGAGTTTGATGATGGAAGCGCAGTTGTTGGAGAGTATGAAGAAGAAGGCGAAGTTCTTGAAGAGATTGAGTTTGATGGAAACTTGGCAGATATTATTGAGGAAAATGAGTTAAACCTTGTTTCTTCTAATATCGTTAGTTCTATTGATGATGATTTAGCTTCCCGACAGGATTGGGAAGACACTTATAAAAGAGGTCTTGAGTTCCTTGGAATGAAGACTGAGGATCGTTCTGAGCCGTTTGAGGGTTCTTCTGGCGTTATCCACCCGCTATTAGCTGAGAGTGTTACACAGTTCCAAGCGCAAGCTTATCGTGAACTTCTTCCTGCTAGTGGGCCTGTTAGGTCACAGGTTATTGGTGCGCAGAATGAAATGCTTGTTAAGCAGGCAGAGCGCGTTAAAGATTACATGAATTACATGATTACTTATGAGATGGAAGAATACGATCCAGAGTTGGATCAGATGTTGTTTTATCTTCCTGTCATTGGTTCTACGTTTAAAAAAGTTTACTCTGATCCTTTAAAGGGTCGTGCGGTTAGCAAGTTTATTCATGCAGAAGACATTATCGTTCCTTATGGCGCGAGTGATTTAAGTTCTTCTCCTCGTGTTACACATCGTTTGACTATGGATTCAAACGAAATACGGAAGCTGCAACTTGCTGGTTTTTACCGTGACATTGACTTGCCTTCTGAGTCTGAGGGCCAAGATTCGGCTATGGATGAGGTTGAAGAGTCAATTGACGAAATCCAAGGAATACGTCCTTCTGGTCCTTCAGAAGAACTTACATTGTATGAGGTTCATACTTCTCTTGATATTGAGGGACTTGAGGATGTTGGTGAAGACGGAGAGCCTACAGGATTAAGACTTCCTTATATCGTAACTATTGTTGCTGATTCTGGTGATGTTTTGTCTGTTCGTAGGAACTACGATCCAATGGATGAAATGAAACGAGCAAAGCAATATTTTGTACATTATAAATTTTTGCCGGGGTTAGGTTTTTATGGGTTAGGTTTAACTCATATGATTGGGGGATTAGCACAGGCTTCAACGTCTATCCTGCGTCAGCTTATTGATGCAGGTACGCTCTCCAACCTCCCAGCAGGCTTTAAAGCCCGTGGCGCTCGTATCCGAGATGAGGATTCTCCCCTTCAGCCCGGTGAGTTCCGCGATATTGATGTGGTTGGTGGCACCCTGCAAGGCTCTTTGATGCCCCTCCCTTTCAAGGAGCCTTCAGGGACGCTTTATAATCTTCTTGGCACTCTTGTAGATGCTGGACGCAGATTTGCTTCTATGGCTGACATGAAGATTGGCGAGATGAGTGGAGACACTCCTGTTGGCACTACTATGGCGATCATGGAGCGTGGCACTAAGGTTATGTCTGCAATCCACAAGCGTTTGCATTATTCTCAGAAGATTGAGTTTAAGCTTTTGTCAAAGATTTTTGCTGAGAGTGTTCCTGCATATCCTTACCCTGCTGATGCTCAAATGGGTCCTGAGATATTTTCACAAGACTTTGATTCTCGTGTAGATGTTTTACCTGTTTCTGATCCCAACATCTTTTCTATGTCCCAGCGCATTGCCTTGGCCCAAACAGAGTTGCAGTTGGTTCAGTCCAATCCACAGATACACGGTGGCCCACAGGGGTTGTATCAAGCGTATCGTAAAATGTACGAAGCGCTGGGCGTAAACAACATTGATGGCATTTTGCCACCACCTCCTCCCCCACCGCCACCTATAAATCCTTCAAAGGAGAATCAGTTGGCTTTGCAGGGCGCTCCTTTACAGGCTTTCCCAGATCAGGCTCACGAGGCTCACATAGAGGCTCACATGGCTGTTATGTCTACTCCTGCCATGCAGCTTAACCCGAATGCTATTATGGCTCTACAGGGCCACATACAGGAGCATATTGGCCTGTTAGCCGAAGCGCAGGCGCAACAGGAAGTTATGTCTCAGATTCCTCCAGAGCAAATGCAGATGATGCAGCAACAATCTCAGATGATGCAACAGCAAGGGCAGATGCAGGGACAACAACCTCCACCTGATCCTATGGCTCAGTTTAAGCCTCAGATTGACGCTCTTGCAGCACAGATCATTGCTGATTTGACTGAAGAGCTTGTACAGGCGGTTACGCCACCTGAGCAGTCTGATCCTCTTGTGGAAATTAGAAACCAAGAGCTTCAGATAAAAGCGGCTGACTTGCAGCGCAAGGAAGCTGAGTTTGAAGCCAAGCAAGAGTTTGATCGTGAGAAAGAACGCAATGATGTTCTAACCGCGCAACAGAGAATTGATGTTTCAGAAGCGGCGTTAGCCGATAAGACTAGGATTGCAGAGGATCGCATTAAAACACAGCGAGATATTGCGGCTCTAAATTCCAGCATGAAAGGACAATGACATGGGATCAGTAAGAGATAAAATGGTTGAGCAAATTCGTGCAGCAAAGCGTGAGTCTGTTGCAGTAGAGCCTGTTGTAGAAGCAGTTGTTGAAGTTGTTATTGAAGAAGTGAGGGCGCGTAATGAAAACGGACACTTTATTGCAGATGACCCAGCCACACCAGAAAACGAAGCGTGGATTAAAAGGCCAAAAGCCAAAAATAAATCTTCTTCAAAGAAGAAAACAACATCCAAAAAATCTAAGTAGGTTTAGCCAAATCGCCAAACCCCAGAGGTTCCAAGGAATTTTCTGATTTTTTGGTAATTGTACTTGTATTTCCCGCATAGTTTTATACTATATGTGGTATGGATGCACTACACTTAGCAGAATATCT